CTTCTAATTTGTATGGTTTATATATCATGTGAAAAAATTCTCCAAAGTATTTGTATTATTTAGCAAGTACCAATCTCTACAAATATCCATAATTCTAGTTCTATTTTTAAAATTTATTTCTTTATCGTCTATTAGTGATTCAAACAAGTATACTATACCACAATCTATCTGTAAATTCAAGTGATTTTTGACATTTCCTATGTGATTAAATTGTTCAAAGGCAGCTCTAACATGATGTTTTTGGTGTGGGAAGTTTAGTTGTTCCCAACTCTTACTATAAAAGAATTCCTTTACTTCTGGAGTTAGGTATGGTGTGACAAATATTTTTCCATGTTTATCTGATACCTTCTTGTGCCATTTATATCCAGCAGACATATCTGGTTTAAAGTAATTGTCTCTGAATTCATCAAACAGTTCTTGTGTGTGTTTGTAGTTAAGCACCGCCTTCTTACTGATACCATAATACCCATCTGCCGCCCAACCAGACAAAACATACTTCTGTTTAATTTGTGGATAGACATACAGAAATGGATATACACATTCAAAATGTGTTTTCTTTCTACAGTCTAGTTCTACAAGTCTATGAAAGTCTTGTTTGAGATTATTGGTTGGAATGGAAACGGCCGTGAAGTTCCAACCAAAATGTTCTGCAACATCTTTGGCTTTCTGAAAGTCATATGAAACATGAGTATCTAAATGAAAACTGTATGCGTGAACAGTCTTTCCAATATCAGATGCGGCAAATGCCACTGAGAGGGAATCAACTCCCCCACTCAGCAGCACTGCAACATCTTGTTCTAATACTTGTTGTTTAGTGACGTTTCTTAGAATGTCACCTATCATGCAACCATCTTCTCCTTGTAATCATTCAAGTCCATTGTACCCATTTCTGTATTATAACAGGCACGAACCATTGCAAGGTTGCTGTAAATAGTGCGTCCACCATTTGCGTGTGCAACGATATGGGAAGCGTGTGCATCTTTCCACTTTAGAGGTTTACCATCAATTGCACAAACAAAATTCTGTTCGGCAAGTTTTGCCTCCTTCTCATTCACAGTGAAAGAGCGATTGGTGTCTCGTGTTTCAATAATATCTTCGATATCACCAATCTCCCCAACAAGATAAGATATTGCAGTAGAAATCTTTTTGCTATCCCAAGGCGCAGCAATATACTTCTTATACATCACCTGTACAGTATATCCAGAAGTTTCGTGAACAACGTCTGCATATTCTCCATCCTTGTTCATCAGCAACGTGTTTGCACGAGCATATGCTTGGAAAAATTCTTCTGCATCTGGAATAGTGAATGCACCATAGGTATCTGAAAGATAGAAGTAAAGATATGACAATGCTTTGAAGTCATGCTGGGTAAGTCCAGTTTTGAACTGTATCTTTCGATACATTGCCATTTTGCGTAAAAAATCTAAATGTGCTTTGATTTTCGCAACTGGAATATCTTCCATAGTCAATTCTGGATCTTCATACATTGCTTCAAGTTCAGTATCAGACGAACCGCCAAGCAAATTTTTTGGATGTTGAATATAACGATGTGCAATACGAGCAAACGCATGATCTTGTTTCAGACGGTCGTTGTCAAAAGAAAGATATGAGTAACTTGGCTCACCGCTTGGTTTTAGGGTGAATTCAAAAAGAGTATTGCATTCATTATCAATCTGTTTGACAATACGAACCGTTTCACGAATGAAGTTTGCAACTGGAATATCTCCATAAGAATTGAGCATCTCAATGAAGTTCACATCTGTCGTTTTATTCAGTGTGCGAAAGATATGTCCTTTTGTTGCAGAGTCAAGTGCGTTATAGACAGTGAATGAAAGTTCAGTATCTAGAAATGCATCTTGGTCTTTTTCTGAGAGTTGTGAGAAATATTTACCACGAACCATGAAACCGTCTTGTAGATATGACCACAAAGAGCGTTTGCGATGCCCACCATCAATGCTTTCAAACTCAAATTTTACTTTTGCAGCAGCACGTTTCTGTTGGCGATTCAGTTTCATTACTGTAATCGTTCCAATATCATATCCATCTAAAAGAGTTGTAATAATTCCAATGCCTTTTGCATTGTCTTTTGAAAAAACAGGAAGTCGTTGTCCTACTGGTTGACATTCTGTTTTGTGGTACATCGTGTCACGAAAAACACGAATAGTTGGGGTCTGTTTAGTATATAACATTTTAGTTGGCCTCCTAAGCCTTTAATGGACACTGGCACTATTGCTCTCGTCCAATCATTAATAATATTATACCAAATGATTCGGCATTTGTCAAGAGAAAAAATCCTCTAATGTTGTTTGTGTTCCATAAGAACGGTCAATCTTCCAACCGATTTGGTTGCATATAAAAGTCAGAGGCTCAACAAAGGCCTTCTCAAACTGTGTATCATAATCCAAATATTTGTGAATGTCAAGTTCTTTTGGTAATTTTGTCATAAAAGAAATAACACCAGATTGCATATGATTTGGTGTTCTCATATTCAGAAACTTAATCTTCTCGCCCTCTTGAACCAGTGGATACTTTCCTGTAAGTTTTTGTTTTCTGAGAAAGTGATTGTAAAGAATTACGCCTTTAATGTGTTGAGGAGCGCCCTTCTTAAAAATACCAGAACTATCACTCCACTTGTCAATACCATTAACTGAACGAGGGAATGCAATTTCTTCTGGTGACAAGTTCATAAACTCATCACGAAACTCTTGAATGAAGTTGTTTACATCTTTCTCTGTTCCAGACATAATAACCTTTAGTGCCTGTTTAATCTTTTCACGACAAGGTGCAGGCGTAGATGATTTAACAGCCTCAATTCCCATAATCTTGAGTTGTGGTTCTTGATAACGAACACCTTCAACATCCCATGCATTAAGAATGTATCTTTTCTTTGCAGTCCAGATACCCTTGTCAGCAATCACCTCACGTTTCATCTGCATCTTCTGATCGTATGCGTTTACATACTCAGCAAGATCTTGATAACTCTTATCAATAAAAGGTTCAATTTTCTCTTGAGCAATTCTATCAAGGAAGTCCACGGCCCGGCTGCGATAACTATCCTCCGACTCATCTGTTCTCTTTTTAAGCACTTTATCAATAAGTTCGTCAAACCTAATATATACTGAATCCGTATCTGATGCAATAACATAATCTTTATCCTCACTATTTAGCAGTTTGTTCAGATATCCATTTAACGCCTGTTCAATCCAGCGAATGGATAGTTGCCCAGACGTTGTAATACCTTCTGCAATTCTCAAATCATAATACCGAAACCACTCATTACCAATCGCACCATAAGCAGAGTTCAATGAAATCTTTCTTGCCATCTGAATGTTAGTGTAACGAGACACATCCTTTAGATACTTTGGATCTTTTGTGTTTTCGTATTGTTGTTTTGCCTCCAACATCTTCTTCTTGTAGATGGTACGATCATTGTACATCTCTTGCATCATCTCTGGCAAGAACCCCATCATCTTAGTTCTGAACAATGCACCATTTGGTGTACAAGTTACATCAGCTGGTTTTAGGAGAGATAAGTCATGTTGTTTTTGTAACAACTCATTGACAGACTTTTCTGAATCAAAACCCATTGTTTTGGGAAGAAGTGTTTCAGGCGAAATATTGTATTGCATAATCAAGTGTGGATACAGAGAGTTCAAGTCAAAAGACAGAACCCACTTGTGTTGTCCAACCTGTGGCTCTTTGACATATGCACCAACATACTTGTCACCCTTACTAACATGACTTGTTTTCTGTGGAATGACAATCTTTTTCTTGAGAAGATGATTATAGATAAGAACATCCCAATACTTAACTGATGTGAATGAATCAGACATATTGACTTTAGCCTCATACGTCATAGTCAGAAGCAAATCAATCAATTTCATTTTATCGTCAAGTCTATCGACAAGTTCAACGTCTTGGATATTATAGTCTAGGAACGACTGATAGTCTTTTGTGTACCATTCACGAAATGTTTCGTAAGGATTTTCATCTTTACGTTCACCAAGTTCAACCCAAGCAATATGGTCAAGTCGATATGATTCTTGATTAGAATAAGTAAACTTTTTGTAGAGCTGTAAATAATCAAGTTCTTCAACACCCATAATATCATAGACTTGATCTTTACGTCCAAAACCAGAGTTTACCATACGAGAGTTCACAACACCCCATGGCGAAAGACGCTTCATAGCATCTTCATCCATTACTGATTTGATACGGTTACAGATGTAGGGAATATCAAAGAACTCTGTATTCCAACCAGTGATAATGTCTGGATGATCACTTTCCCACCACGAAAGGAATTGGGCTAGTAACTCACGTTCAGTCTGACATTTGATATATTGTACATCTTCTCTATCGTTATGATAATCGTGCAATCCCCAAACCTTGATACGTCCAGTGTCATGGTTTTTGATAGTGATAGACAGCATTGGTTCAAGTGCTTGATCAGCATTTGGAAAACCGTTCTCGCATTCTACCTCAATATCAATAGTGACAATTCGCATATGTGAACTATCAAACTGAATCTGTTTGGGATATGTTTCTGAAATATAGGTATAAGGAAACTGTGTCATACCATGCACAAGGTGTGGTTGACTTTCGTACTGTGCAACAAATTCTTTTGCCTCTTTGATAGAGAGGAACTTCATTGGACTGACATTATTACCGTCAAGTGTTTTCCAGCCAGTTTCCTTCTTTACTGGAACATAAAGAGTGGGCTCGTATTTAACTTTGTAGTTAGAACGAACACCATTCTCTACTGCACGAACAAGTAATTGATTACCCCATTGGGCGATATGTGTGTAAAACTTCATTATGTAAATATACCACCATTAGGGGGGAATGTCAAGAGAAAAGAGGTAATTGTTCCTCTGAAGTAAAGTGTCTATCAATCATGTCGATAACATCTTGTGCTTCTGCAATTTTAAGTAGTTCTGCTTCTACGGCCTCTGCAATATCAGAATGTTCTCCAATACCAGCAGGGTTCTTCAAATAGATTGTAACATTTGCTTTATGTAGGGCAATCTTACCTTCGTTGTGTTTTTTGATTGCTTCTAGTAGTGTCATTATATACTCCAATTGTCTCTATTCATAAAGATTTTCAATATTTCTTTTGAGATACTTCTCTTCTGATCTTTGATAAGTGGTTTGGAAGCTGCATCTTTGTAAACCGCTTCAATACCCATAAGGCCAGGAGTAGAGTTCACCTCAATCATATATGGTTTATCTTTATCTCTGTTTTTGGCAGGAATGAAGTCAACTCCGACAATCATTCCATCCACTGCTTTAGCCGCCCGAATTGATTCTTCTTTTTCTAATTCAGTCAACTCATGTATCTCTGGTTCAGAACCTTGAGAAACATTACTTCTAAAATCATTACTGATAACAGGTCGTTTCATCGCACCAATTATTTGTCCAGCAACAATAATAACTCTTACGTCATAATCTGTCTTAATATATTCTTGCAAAAGAATGTCTACATACTCATCTTCTCTATATAGTAGTTGGATAACACTGTGAAGAGATTTCAAACTCTCAACCCACATAACACCAACACCCCTAGAACCTGTAGATGTTTTAAGAATCATTGGAAACTTATTTCCAAGTTTCTCTGCTGCAGCTGCGCCACCTTCTGCATGACGAACCAAAACTGTCTTTGGTGTATTAAAATCTTCTCTTTGGAAAACAACTTGGTTGTACCATTTATCACCACAAATGTCATGGCACTTTGTAGAGTTGATGACAGTGTAACCTTCTTCTTCTAGATTATTAATAGTTACCCACCAAGAACGGTTTCCAAGCTTTACTGTAGAACCCAATCCTCTTGCCATAACAAGAGTATCTTTAGGATTAATCTTAAACGGTTTATCGTATTCAGCATCAGACTTCATTGTAGGAAGTTCTGCCTTGCCTTCATCATTTACTGGAAAAGAATAAACTAACTTACTGTCTCCATCAGACTCCATATAAGAACCAGAGAATTCAGCAAGATAACATTCAATACCCATTGATTTCGCAGTCTTACGAATCATAGGCCCTGTTTCATTAGGGTCTAGTGGATCGTCATGCGAAAGAATGAGGAGTTTATACTTCTGTTCTTTTGGTTCTTCTGTAATGAATTGGGAGAATTTTTGTGTCAATTTAAGCTTCTCTTTTTTTACCGATATT